CGGCATGGGGTCATGAGATTTCGCGCCATTGTGTTTGATAACTAAGGAGAAAGAACATGGCGGCACAAAAAGGCTCCGCAATGCTATTAAAGGTTGATATTAGCGGCACGGCAACAACTGTTGCTGGATTGCGCTCAACCTCAATTTCAATGAACGATGAAGCGGTTGATGTAACAACCAAAGATAGCTCTGGGTTGAGACAGCTTTTGGCGGGCGGCGGCGTCCAGTCATTTAGCGTTTCTGGGTCGGGTGTTTTCAATGATGATGCCTCAGAGGCGGCGGTTCGCACGGCTTTCGATGCTCAAAGAACAGCGGGAACATTTGTTGACTTTGATGTGATCATTCCAGACTTTGGAACATTCGCTGGCCCAATGATGATTGCCACGCTTGAATATGCGGGTGAGTATAATGGCGAGGTCACATACTCAATCACTCTTGAGAGCGCTGGAACCTTCGCGTTTACGGCAGCTTAAAAATGAGTTGGCTCAGTGTTGAAATAGAGGTTGATGGCTCGACCCTTTCTGGCTGGGCCAAATCAAATTCTCAAAACGAATTTGCAGTAGCTTTCTCCTGTGGCCTTGAGGTGGGTGGACATTTCAAGGCTGGGGGGAAATCATATATTGCAGAAACCGTGACCGATGTATTGGATCGCGGAGAACAACTTCTAATAGGTGGAAAGGAAGTGAAACATGACAAACCCAAATCGCGGGGAAATGCTCATAACGCTGGGCGAAAAAACTTGGAACTCAAGGGTGACAATGGACGGGCTGGCGAGGATTGAAGCATTTTGTGGTTACGGAATTATAAAAATTCTTGGAAAGCTCACTGAGGGCGATCTTACCACAACAGAAATTTGCGGCATAATTCATCCGATTGTTAAGGGTGGCGGCAATGATGTCTCCATGAAGGATATTCAAAGGGCGGTCTGGGATGCTGGGCTTGCTGATGCAATGCGGGTTTGTGGTGAGGTATTAGCCTCTGCCCTCAACGCGGGGCAAGACGAGGGAAACGAAACAACGGCGGGAGCAGCGTAGAGAATTTCCCTTGGGCTGATTTCATGCAAATCGGTCTGGGGAAAATGCAGATGAGGCCAGATGATTTTTGGAACATGAGCCTTGTTGAGTTCTATGCTGCTTTAGAAGGTTTTGCAGAGTTCAATTCTGGGGGAGCGCCGCCGCCCCTTCATAGGAATGAGCTAGAGGACTTAATGGAAAGGTATCCAGATTAATGGCTACAACAGTTGATACCCTTCTAGTCCGCATTGAAGCGGATATGTCTGATTTAAAGCGCTCTTTGGATAAGGTTCAAAGAGACGTTGATAAATCTACTCAGGGCATAGCTGGCGCGTTTAAGCGTATCGGAACCGCGATGAAAGTTGCGGTAGCGGCTGTAGTGGTTCAACAAGGCGCAAGAGCGGGTGCGGCTCTTATTAACCTCGCTTCTGATGTTGAAGAAATGCAGGGAAAGTCCAAGGTCGTATTCGGGGCGTTCAGAGATGAAACCGTTGCGGCTCTTGAGGCTTTCGGGGATGAGGTCGGGCGATCTACCCATGAGCTTGAAGGTATGGCCTCAAGCATCCAAGACACTTTTGTTCCGATGGGTTTTGCAAGGGGCGAGGCCGCGAAGCTTTCTGTTGAGCTTACCAAGCTGGCTGTTGACGTTGCGTCATTCAACAACGCTAACGATACCGAAACGATGGAGGCGTTCCAAAGCGCCTTGGTTGGAAACCATGAAACGGTCAGAAGGTTCGGCGTTGTCATAACAGAGGCAACCTTGAAGCAAGAGCTTTTGCGGATGGGGATACAGCGCACAGGAAATGAGGTCACAAACGCTGAAAAGGTACAAGCGCGACTTAATCTTATTATTGCGGGAACATCTGACGCTCAGGGGGATGCTCTTAGAACCTCAGATAGCTTTGCAAATACGTTAAGGGGTTTAAAATCTGATCTTTCGGAATTGGGCGTTGAGCTAGGAGAAATCTTCCTTCCTATCGTTACCAAGCTTGTTCGGGCTATGAGGACAGCCGCCGCCACTACCAAAGATTTTTTGCAGAAAATTAATGTCTTAAATAAGCCCAAAGAAACCCGAATAGCAAATTTGACCGAAGAAATACAAAGGTTAGAAAAGGTCGCATCTGGTCAGGAGCTTGGCTTATACAAAGAAATAGACGATGCAGCAGTGCTAACCAAACAAAGGTTATTTGAACTAAGAAAGGAAAGGGCTTCGCTCACAGAGCCCTTAGACATTCAGCCGCCTTTCGTAGTTACACCGCTTTTACCAGAAGAAAAGCCAGACAGTGATCCAGATGGATCAAAGCTTGATAAAAAGACATCCGCCCTTTTAAGGGGAAATCAAGCTATCCTTGACCAAAGGCAGGGTCTTTCTGATTTAACCGCCGTTTCTAGGGTAATGAGCCAAGCGGAAATAGATTTAAATAGGGCTATGGCAGATGGTAGCGAAAAAAGAGAGCTACTACACAGAACCAATATAAACCTGATAAAATTAAAGCAACAGTTCCCAGCGCTCAATCAAGCGGAACTTCAAACGCTTGCAGAAGTTTCAGCACAAAGAGAGATAGACGCAAGAAAGCTTGAGCAAACAAACAAGGCCGAAGAAGAATATGCCGCGAAAAAACAGGCAAGAATAGATGCGGGCCTTGCCTTTGTTCAGCAACAGGTTGACGCAGATTATAACCTCACACAAAGCCAAGAGGCTCTCAATGAGGCTAGGGCGGCGGGTGCAATAAGCGCAGACGAATTAGCAGCAGCAAATGCCCTGCTTGGCCTTGAGACATTGAGGCTCAACCCTATGTTCGAAAGCTTCGAAAGCGGGGCTATTGGTCTTGCGGATGGCGTGTCAAATGCTTTCGCAGATATGGCAATGGGCGCGAAGGTTTCACTGCAAGATTTTGAGAATATGTTCAAAGATTTTGTTAAGCAAATGCTGGCGCAAGCAATCAAGCTTTTAATTGTAAACGCAATATTGAGGGCGCTTGGTGTTCCCTTGCGTTACGATGGGTCGGGTTTCAAGGCGGGGGCTGGTGATGCCTTTGGGGGCGCTGTACCACAAGCCTCTGCGGGTGGTGGTGCGATGTCTAGGGGCAGACCCTACCTCGTAGGAGAGCGCGGCCCAGAGCTTATTATTCCAGCCTCATCAGGAACAATTAAAAACGCTCACGATACCAGAAACGCCATGAAGGGCGGCGCTACGGTGGTCAATCAAACGATCAATGTTGAAACTGGGGTATCTCAAACTGTTCGCGCCGAAATGCTTTCGTTGCTGCCAGTCATAAAACAGGATACACTGGCGGCGGTCGCGGATGGAAAGCGGCGCGGCGGTTCATTTGGACAGGTTCTTTCGTAATGGCACTTATAACAATGCCCAGCACTCCAGCGTTCTCAGCGTCTACTTGGTCGATTAAGCGGGCCGTGGCGCAAAGCAGAAGCCCATTCAGCGGCCATGAGCAGGTCTATGAGTATTCTATGGCATGTTGGCAGGCAACGGTTACTTTGCCCCCTATGAAGCGCTCTCAGGCGGGCGCATGGCAAGCCTTCTTTTTGAAGCTGCGCGGGCGGGCTAATACTTTTTTGATGGGCGATCCTGATGGGCAAACAAATATTGGCACGGCTACAACGGTATCGGTTACAAGCGGAGCGCATGGAATTGGAGATACTACTATTCCCTTGACCCTCAACGGCACTTTGAAGGCTGGAGATTATGTTCAGTTTGGAACCAGCGCCACATCTCAGCTTCATATGATTGTTGCAGATATGTCAGGAACGGGAACCGCTACAATCGAGCCATCGTTAAAAGTTGCAATTAGTAGCTCTACATCTGCCTCAATATCTGGTACAACGGCGGTAATGAGAATGGATAGTAACGATCTGGGGTGGGATGCGGATCATGTTAGCAAGTACGGCTTCTCATTTAGCTGTACGGAGGCAATATGAAATTGAGTGACGCAATACTTTCTCCCGCTGTTGCCGCTGGCATAGCTATTGTTGCCGCATTAAGTGCGATTTTAAGGTTCGTATTTACCAACCAGAAAAAAATCGCTGTGCTCGAAGCACGTTATGATGACATAAAATATCTTCTCAAAGAAATGCGCGATGAGCAAAAAGAGCTTAGGCGCGATGTTCAGAATTTAGCCCGCAAATAAAATGTGATATGGTGGGGCATGATTTGCGCCCTAACCTCTATTGCTTTTGGAATGTATCCCTTTGGGATCATGTTCAAGGCGTGTCGTTATGGATGCCCGCCGCCTTCGTTTTATTACCATTACCCAAAGGTCATAAGAATAATCCCAGAGGCTCAGTGCCCTCGTTATGTAATTGTGGGGCGTGATACATGATTGATCCATTTACTGCGCTCGCAGCGGTCAAATCTGCGGTCTCCGCGGGCAAGGAACTGGTCAATGTCACCAAGCAAATCGGAGAGTTCTTCGACGGGGTGGATGATTTACGCGCCGCCCATGAAAAAAAGAAGAACAGCCTTTTTTCTGGTTCAGATGAAAACGCTATGGAAACCTTTGTCAATCTCCAGAGGGCCAAAGATGCCGAGGAGGAGCTAAGACAGATCGTAATTGCAACCAGAGGCTTTAGCGCATGGGGTGAGCTTCAAGCGATTAGGGTGCAAGCAAGGAAAGATCGCAAAGCAAGAGCAGAAGCGGAAAGAAAGCGCAAAGCTAAGATGGTTGAGCGCATTGTGATTTATGGCGGGTCTGTAACCATCGTGACAATCATGCTTGGAATTACTGTTGTGATCATCTTAGCCAAGCAGGGTAGGCTGTAATGGCAGACGGTTTAAGTGGGATTGGCTCCATGCCCTTTAATATTGGGTCGTATATACATGAGCAAACGAGAGCGCGTCAGGCTATTGAAACACATTTTGCAGAGCAAAGGGTGGAGAAAGAGCATAGGGCCAATCACAGCCACTTAGAGGCTCTTGCAAAGCAAACATTGGACTTGCAGCAAAGTTATGATAGATTTGGGCGCAAGACTACAGCGGATAGACCGCAGGGAACTAAGCTAAACATAGAGGTTTGACATGGCAAACACGTTTGAAAAGATCCTTCAATATCGCCTTATGCCCCGCATTATGATGTTGGTTATGACAATCATGTATATCAAAGTTATAAATTGGGGAATGAGCCTCGACGATTTAAGTACTCAACAATCTGCAATGATTTCAGTTGTCAGCGGGGCCATGACGGGCACGATAGCGGTGTGGCTTAGTTCAGAAAAATGATACAAGCATTTATAGGCCCAATCGCAAACCTCGCGGGTAGCTGGTTGCAGGGCAAAGCGGACAAGACCGCAGCGGAAGCCAAGTTAAAGCTAACTGAGGCAGAAACCAAATCTAAGATCCTGCTCAGCGAAAAGACAAGCGTTGCGGATTGGGAGCGGATCATGGCGCAGGGAACCCAAAACTCATGGAAAGACGAATATCTCGTTTTACTTTTTTCTTTGCCCCTGATCTTATGTTTCACTGGAGAGTGGGGGCGCAGCGCTGTGGCTGATGGTTTCGCTGCATTGGAGAAAATGCCAGAGTGGTATCAATACACTTTGGGCGTGATCGTGGCGAGCAGTTTCGCCGTGCGCTCCGCAACGAAGTTTTTTAGGAAATAAAAATGGCAGATGTAAAGGTTCCCTTGGCGCTGGTCGCTGCAATGGTCGCTCAGGTTATCGCTGGAACTTGGTATTTTGCAGAGCAAGCCCATAAGATTGATGTTCTAGTTGAGCAATTAGCCATTCTGGATGAGGTTGTTCTTGTGCTTGAGGCAGACAATCAAGCGCTTATAACCTTTGCAACCTTCACAGAGAACAAATGGGCAGAGGCTTACAGCGAAGATATGACTTATGTTCGCACTTTCGGAACCAAGCCCGCACAGGAGGATTAAATGACCTTAGCAATGCAAAAGTTGCAGGAGCGCATAGGAGCGTCCACAGATGGATCTTTTGGCCCCAATACAGCAAGAGCCATCACAAAGCACTTTAGCCTCTCAGCGGAGCGTTCAGCGCATCTACTGGGTCAAGCCTCGCATGAGAGTGGTGGTTTTACTCGAGTTTGCGAAAGCCTCTACTATAGCTCTCCCGATAGGATTAGAAAGGTTTGGCCCACCCGTTTCAAGACCGTTTCTGATGCCGAGCCTTATGCAAGAAACCCAAAAGCACTAGCAGATAAGGTTTACAGTAACAGAATGGGAAATGGTGAAAACGAAGGGAGTGTTTTCATCGGTCGAGGATTTTTGCAGCTTACGGGCAAAGATAACTATCGGTCATTCGCTGCGGATATGAGGCTTCCAGAGGTCATGACAGATCCCTCTTTAATCGAAACAGACTATGCGTTTGAAACCGCCTATTGGTTCTTTGAGAAAAACAGGCTTTTCAAAATCGCAGATGAGGGCGTCGATACTAACACAATCGAAAAGATAACGAAGCGTGTAAACGGTGGGTATCATGGCCTTCAAGATCGCATGGACCAAACAAATAAGATTTATGGCTGGCTAACATAGTGCGCTTTTTTATCGAGGTCGGTTCTTGTGATTTTGATACGTGTCTTCAGTTAGCCCAGAATGGTTGGAGGGGCATGGTCTGTGAGGCCAACCCAGAGATCTTTCCAAGGGTTCAAAAGATTTTTGAGGGATATGAAGTTCAGTGTTTAAATTGCGCTGTAACAGATCATGATGGTGAGGTTGAGCTTGCTTTGGCGGCGGGTTGGGGTTGGGCTAAAGGTATCTCACACATCACGAGCCCAAATCATTTAGGCGCGAGGCTTTGCGACGACCCTCGAAACGAAAATAATTTTAAGCCTCCAGTCTCGGTTCAAGGTTACACACTCGATACCGTGTTACTAAAATCTCAATTACCAATGGTAGATTTTTTGAAAATTGATACTGAGGGCCATGAATTGAACATTTTGAAAAGCTTTAGCTTTGATATGAGGCCAAAATTTATCAAGGTCGAACACAGGCTGACGGACGACATTCAAATAACCAAAATACTGAGGGAACAAAACTATTTAACTTGGACTGAGGAAAACGATATTTACGCGGTGGGTTGATTGTGAAATAAAGTAGTTCGGGGCTAGCGCATAGGTAAACCTGTGACGGAGTGTGATGTTCTTGCTGGCCCCACGAAAAACCCCGCCACCTGATTGGGTCAAGTGACGGGGGAGAGGGGAACCAACCAACCCCTCATCTACGCCGCATGGGAGGACGCGGCGTT